CCAAGACATGGTGTTCGCCCAGCAGCGGATCAGCTTCCTCGGATGTGCCGCGCAATGCCATCTCGTCTGCGGACAGGGCTTCCCGCCAACGCCGCAGATCGCCTCTGCTCCAGCGATCTTTCACGTCAAACCAGTAAGTGACCTCTTCACCGACCTTGACGGTTATGCGCATCAGGTGGCCGATCCCTTGATGAGTTCGCGGCTTCGCACTGTGATCTCGAAAAAGGCAGGATCTGCCGAATCTGCCGTCCCGACAGGCACGATCTCATTGATGATCCGGCTATCCGAGTATGTGGAGAAGATGAACTCCGCCGTATCCCCGCCCTCTGGCGAGAATCGAAGCTGGAATTGGGTCTTGTCCTCTGCCGCCGTTCTAGCCACGGCGAACAAGTCAGCTGCGCCCTCGGTGTAAGCTGCATTGATGGTCAGCTCCACCGGTGGCCGTTTCCCAAATCCCAGAATCGCCTTGTCTCCCTCGAAGGTATATGCCTCGCCTGTGATGCGGCCCCCGCCACTGATCGAGACACCCGCACAATAGCCAGAGATGTCCGTCCAGTCTGTGTCATTGGTCGAATACCACACCGACGCATCTACCCAACTCTCTACTCCCGTAATCTGTGCCATGATTGCCTCCTGTTATGTGCTACGGTCAACCAGTTCCGCACATCGTCTTGCCATTGCCCCACGATAGAGGATGACAATTGCAACCGCTCCGCTAGTTTATCTACATCTGCCATAAGCAAGCCCTCCGCGCTGTCTATGCCGGTTTTCTTCCGCAACCGCCTTGCCCGATAGCGCCAGCCCGGAAGTATGGCCAAGGGCGGCGCGTGTATCTGCGCAATCCGCCCTTTCTCCTCCAATATCTGTCTACTTCGCTCCTTCAGTTTGAGCAGAGTTCCGATATGGCCTTTGAGAAATGGCGGCCTGCATTCCAGCCGATCCAGAACCCGGTACAGTTTCATTTAGAATGTCCGCAAGGTTATCGTCCAACGCGCGCCGACATAGAGCACGCCAGAGTTCTCGATGGTCACATGCTCCCCCGTCCACCAACACGCCTTGACCCCCGTCAAGCTAAATGGAGGCCGAATCGCTGCCTGCGTCTCCAATTCCACATTGATCAGATCAATCAACCCGACCAGAATGCCCATCAGTTGGCCGGGACTTGATCCGCCCCTTGGTCCGGCGAAAAGGTCGCAGTAGATCGTCTGGTCGGTGGCGCGAAGGCCCGCCCTAAATGTGCTCCGATCCGTTTCCGTCCGAGCATCCACATTCCATCGCGCAGGAAAGACCTGGAGGGTCGGGAAACTGCCCATCCCCTCAGTTAGCTCATCATAGCTCTGAGATCGCTCAATGCCCGTCACGGCCCCAAGCGCGCTCTCTATCGCATCGCAGATGCTCGCCAGGGTCAGATTGGACGTGGCTGGCCCGGCCATCACCACTTCCTCACTACGTGGGCCACCGCGCCGCCAAGCAGCCGTTGTATCCGGCCTATGTTGTTTCGGAAGGCGGGTTCCATGAACGGCTGCGCCCTCGTGCCCCGACGGGCGATGGCCCATTGTATCATGTGCGCCACTTGCCTATCCTCCGTTACTCGTTGCGCAGCCGCCCCAAGGCGGCGCTTTGTTCGTATGCTATATGTTCCGGCGAGCTTCTTGAGATGCACCCACCGAATCAGCGGCCCGATCGGAACCCAGTGAGGGCGCGAGCCGTATTCCACCGGCGCCGCGTAAGCCACATTCGTCCCCACTATGCCCACTATCCTTCGGGCTTGTGGTCGCACTTCTGGCGTTATGCTGGCCCGCAAGCGGCCAGTATTCACCGGAACGCCGCGTTTGGCCTCCCTTGTCACAATCAGCACCGCTTTGCCCATGGCCAGGGCCATCGGCGGCCCAGATAGGTCGCGCACGAGCTGCTCGTTCTTCTTCTGCAACTCCTTGAGTCCCTTGATTTCTACCCCGATGGGAGATTCGGGGACTGGCATCAGCCCACTGTCTGGCGGCGATAGCCGCCCATGCTCAGGATGAGAGCCACGTCGGGGTCGAGTCTTTGTCGGTACAGGATTTGACCAAGATCGGGGCTCCCCACCGCGTCACTCATGCCCGTCTGCAACCGCTTGTACCAACGGATGGCCTGCATAATCGTTGCTTCCTTGATGTCGGGGGGCACTTCGGTGGCATAGCCCCATTTGGCTGTGATCTCAACTGTGGAAACATCTCTGCGACTGGCTGGCTCCGGCCGGAATCCACGGGGCCCCACATAGCGCCCGCCCGTAAAATAGTTGTAGTCGCCATTAGGCCCGATCACCAGGAAGGTATAAGGCGTGCGGTTGTAGTCTGGCCGGCGCGGATCGCCTGTGGCCGGGAATACATCGGCCTCGGTCGTGCTCCCGATGGTGCCCAGAGTCCAGGAGGTATAGTCATCCTCATCATCCGAGGCTGAGTCCTTGACTGCCACGCCGGACACTGCTGCGCATTCGTCTATCCACTGAATGGCCGTTCCGCTTCCAGGATAGTAACGAGCCGAAGCAGTCCCATCCGCGACGAACCCATCTGGTCGCCGGCAGTACCGGTCTATCATCCTCGCGGCCCCGTCCAGCAACCGGCCGAGAACTGTATCGTGATCAGTATCAGTGATCTCCGCTTCCGCCTTGGCCTCTGCCACCGTCGCATAGTCGTTCGCCATATCTTACTCCTTGTACCATCCAGCCATGCCAACTCCCCGATCATCGACAATCAGCACGTCGAACTCTCTGCTTATCTCTTTGCACGCATTCAACACAAAATAGACGTGACTAGGGCTGGGGCTTTGGGAGCCAGAATAGTCGTGGAAGACCATCAGCCCACCAGGGGACAGCCACCGCCACCAGAGAATGTCCCTGGCCACATTCTTGTGATCGCCATCTATCCAGATCAGATCGAACTCTGGGCCAGCATAAGTCTCCAGCAAATCCCAACTGGCTATGGTTTGTATTTCGATATTGGAGAAAGCCTTCAGCCATTTATGGGCCTCTTCGACTTCTGGCTCACAAGGATTCAGACTCAAGATTTGTGCCTTCGGCACAGCTTGGGCTAATATCGCTGCCGAGAACCCCTTGAACGTGCCGATGTCCAGGATGTGCGTCCCCTTGTAGTCATACTGTTTAGCCAAGAAGAATAGGCCCATTCCCTGATAGGATTCCATCTGGCGGGGAATCTGTGCCGCCACCTCGTATGCTCTCACCGCATCCGGGGACAATTGGGCAATGTGTTCAGCAAGCTCCCCAGCCGATCCTGATAATCTGCACGGAATCGGCTTCCGTACCCGCAATTGGCAATCAAAGCTGGTTTTGTTTTTGTTCAGCCGAGGCCGATACAATATCTTCCACTTGCGCCCGCTGTAGAATCCATATTGCCGGCCCCGCTTGGTATCAGGGTCGAATTCGTCAAAGATTCCCAGGCCATAGACGTATCGATGTGTGGGGTCATCATAGCTCACCTCAGCATTCCAATAGGGCAACTTGATTTCGACGATGCCTCCTGGAGCCAGGATGCGCCATGTCTCATTCATGCTGACAAGCAAGTTATGTTCCAGATGCTCAAAGACTGACCTGGCGATCACGAAATCGACGCTGTTATCTTCCCAGGGCCAGGGTAGCACATTGAGATCCCAAACTACATCCACCCCATCACGTTCCATAAGATCGTGGTTAGTAGCCCAAGCTATCGTCTTGTTGCCACATCCCAGATTCAGCACGCACCCCTCAATCTTCATTCCAGCCCCCACGCCGCACGATCTACTGGCTTGCCAACCGCCACCGGCGCATGTGTCCAGATACGATGCCCCGCGCCGATGTGTGTGGCCAAATCTAATTCATACAGCTTGCAGCCCCGCCTGGTCAGAGTCCTAGACACATCTTTATCATATTTGTGACCGTCATCTGGTATCAGCATCTCGATCTCTGACCACAATGCGGATCGGAAGCTCCAGTTGTCTCCTGCCAATGTTTGTCGCCTCAATGCACGTTGTTGTCCAAAGGTCTCGGCACCGAGTATCGCATTCCAGCGAAACACCTCATAAATGTGACACGAGCAGAGGGCGACATCGGCAGGGGCGGCTTCCCAAAAAGCTACCAGCTTCTCAAGCCAGCCCTCCTTGTACTCATAGTCGTCGCCGGAGAGGAGAATCAAGTCGGGTTCGTGCTCAAGGGCCAACCTCGTGCATTCCCGGAAGCCGTGACCGATCCAATGATTGTCGGTCTGATTGCAGATCCCCCCCAGTGCCGCAACCTTCTCTGCCGTGCCATCGGTAGACCCGTTGTCGTAGAGCACCATCTCAAACGGATAGTCCGTGCGCTTTAGGCTATCCAGTGTGCGCGTCCAGAGGCCCAATCGATTGTAGCTCAGCACAGCCACGGCCACTTTCATAACTCTAGTCCCAAAACGGCCCGCGCTTTGTAGGAAATGGCCCAATCAAACTTGCTCTCAACGACGTTGAATACCTCGTACCAGAATGGCCCCAGATGCTCAACGGCTCGGCATATAGCCTCCGCCGCGATCTCGGGTGTACATCCGCACTTTGCCTTGAGAGGCCCCAAGCGCAAGACAATGATCTCCAACTCTTTCATCAGGCCATAATAGGCTAGAATCTGCTCCGCAATGATCTTGCTGACATCGTAGCTCATATGGAAGGGAGTGCAGGTCAACTCATCGGCCTTAGCGTAGCAAGTGATTGGAGCCTGTCCCTCACGAATAGGTTTGTGAAAGAAGATTCCTGGTTCCACGCCATAAAAGGCAGTGGAGCCGCTATAAATCAGACGTTGTACACCGCTCTCTAGGGCCGCACGCACCACAGCAAGAGTGCCATCGCAGTTGGTGTGGTAAAACGAGGGGAAGGTCGTCTTGGGCACAGGGCCAGGAATGCCTGCCAGATGCACCACCTGTCGGCAGCCGCGCATTGCCGCTTCCAGATTTGCGCGGTCAAATATATCTTGGTCGTTTTGCAGATCATATGGCACTATCTCGTGACCTCTAGCCTCTAGAGCTGGAATGACCATACCGCCCAATCTCCCCGCGCTTCCCGTGACCAAAATCTTCATTTTGTTATCTGCCTATGATGTAGAATCTGCAACCACACAACAATTGCCTCTAGCACGCCGCTCCAAGACAAAGAAGACTGCCCGGCCACATAGGTTATCGGAACTTCCTCAGTGGAAAGACGCAATTGCCGCGCTTGGGCCAACACCTCGATTTGCCAAGCGTGCATCTTGGCCTCGTAGCGCACCACCAACAACCGCCTGACCGCTTTTGCCGAATAGAGTCTAAACCCGCTAGACCAGTCACGAAGTCGCTTGCCAGATTGCGACAGATTGCAAAGCAAGGCCATAGCCTGGCTACATGCCTTGCGCCACCATCTGCCATGATACTGGCCGCCAGATATGAACCGGCTGCCCACCACAATGTCAGCTTTGCCTGTCATTAGCACGGGAATATCCGCTGGCCTATGTGATCCGCCTGCATCCATAACTACGATTCGAGTTGCACCCTTGTCAAGGGCCATCTGCCAGCCTGTCATTATCGCTGGACCAATGCCCTGGCAATTCTGGTGACGCACTGTCTCTGCGCCTGCATCGGCAGCTTCGAAACCGGTGCCGTCTATAGATCCGTCATCAACTACCAGCACAGTACCGTACTGAGCGGCCTCGTTGACCAGCCGACCAATGGTCTTGGCCTCGTCTTTCGCTGGAATCACGATCCAGAGATTATCCAAGATTAGCCCTCGCTACCGCTGCCCAGGCTTCACGCGAATCGCAGCGACCTTGGACGATCCCCCTGTGCCGCCTTGCCTCGGTCTGATGGTGAAGAACGCCGGCACTATGCTCGCGAGGGTGGTATCTGGTGCTCGTATTCCACCTGGTATTCAATAGATACATCCGCAGAGGGTTCTTGTACAGTGCCCGCAAGAGCGCGGCCTGATCTCGCTTCCCCCATCGCTGCCATTCCGTATGCCAGGCCCGCATCATTCTCGCTGTCCGCTGATTGCGCCGGAAAGCGAACACGCCGCCCTGCAATTGCAGCAACTCCTCCGACCCCAATTCGTCGTAAGTGACTCCGCATTCGTCCTGATTGTCTGGCCTACGCATGTTACGGATCACGTAGTACTTCCCTGGCGACGTACAGAACACCAATTCCCAGCCGTCCTGCAAGAGATCGAAGAAAAGAGGGACTGGTGCAACCAATTCGCAGTCGGCGTCCAAATACTGGATATATTGCCACTCCTGGGGGGCCAGATCATATATCCTGGTCTTGGCTGAGCGCCCGCCTATGTCTGATCCAGGGATGCCCTCTCCATCAGGATGCTCGATCCATATCTCGCCTACTCCCAAAGGCGTGTCGGTAATCACCGCAACCGGGACTCCAGGCATGTGTTTCTGGCAACTTTTGACTAGGCGTCGCGCACACTTCCTGGACGGCCCCCCGAAGGCGACGACAAAGATACCACATCGCCCCCGCCAATCGGGAAGCGTCTCGTGTTGCGGCTGTGGGTATAGCCATGCCTCAAGAACATCATTCCAGCTCTTGGCCCATCGCTCAGGCGTGTATTGGTCCACATAGGCCCGCAGCACCGCAGGAGTGTGTTTGATCCTGACCGCACTCTCCAGTGCCCGCAGCATATCGGTGTAGTCATTCACTTGATAATGGTAGATCCCCGATGTCTCTGGCAGGTCATCGCACTGTCCCACTCCGTGCGGTATAACTACTGGTATCCCACATGCTAAGGCCTCGAACATGGTCACTGGGCCGCCTTCGCAAAACGAGGTGCAGAGAAACACGTCCAAGCTTCGGTAATAGTTCTCCATCTCGCGCCAGGGATATTGACGGTAGGGGATCGGCCAGCCCCGCCCAGAGGCCTGTATGTCCCATCGCCCTGACTCCTGGTCGTATAGCCGTTTGACCAGAGCTTCCCCCTTGCGCCCCCCCTTGTAGACCCAGCCAGACACGCCGATAACGGGACGCGGATTGGCGGGGCGCTGAACGGGGATGAACTTGTCTAGCTCTATCGGGTGGGGAATATGCACGGTCGGCCCGATCTTCTGCAACTCCACTGCATACATCCGGGCGGGTGTGACACAAAGCCCGATCTCCTGAGCTGCCTGGTCGTAGAGTTGCACCTTTGCCGGAGTCCCCACCTCTCTATGAGTGAACCAAGCCGCGCTTGGCGTGCTCGTCATGCGATGCTTGCGCCACTCAAGATAGGGGAAGTAGATATTCACTTCGGCTTGGGGGTCAGGCTTTGTGCCCACCGGCCAGCCATTCAACCGCTCCAGATGTCCCACGAGACGGTCCAGTATGCGGCTGCCACTCTTCCGCCAGATCACAATGTGGGCCTTCATGCTAGCCTCTCACCAGAAACCAAGCGTTTTCGAGGCCCCGATGCCGCAATACGCTCCCGATAATCTCTGATCATCACTGCAATCGCGTCCTCAAGAGATTCCCCCGTCCATCTACCCTCAGTCGAAATGCCCTTATCTCGCATAGATCGCAGATCACCCATTGTGAATTCGGCTATCGGCTCATATTCACGGGCTTCAGGATACCGCTCAAGAATCTGGCTGAGCTTGCGAGCAGCCGATTCTCCTTCTGGTTTCCCCTTCTGATCTTCAGCCAGACGAGCTAGAGCCAATGCCCGACGCTTCCAGCGCGTCATCTCCTTGCCGCCCCAAAGTGATGCTCAACTATTGCGCCACCGTTCCAGCACCGACCTAACAACCAGAGTTTGAGTGGGGTCTGGTAGAGAGCACGTAGCAATGCTGCCTGATCCTGGCCCTGATACTGCTCCCATTCAGTCCGCCACAAGGCAAACAGCCTCTTAATTGCCTCGCATTGCCGAAAGAACATCATCCCTGCTTGCAACTGGACGGCCCGTATCCCCACCGATAGGATCGTCTCCCTGCGTTCCTCTTCCTGCACATGCCAGAGCCAATCCGTCTCCTGGTTGCGGCTTGGCGTTATCACCAAGTCCCAGCCTTCTGCCAGCATCTCAAATCCCGCCATGATCGGTTGCCGAACCCTGGTGTCTGCATCCAGATACAGGGTGTATTCCCACTGGCTCAGTAGGTCTAGATTCACTTTGGCCCATCGCCCAATTCGATCTCGTGACACAAACGGGATGTGCTTCGCGCCCTTTATGGCCTCACCAACAACGGCTACGGGAAGAGCATGATGCCAATCTCGCAAACTCTGGATGCTGACCGCCGCCTGTCGCTTCGCGCTCTCGCCATAGGCAATATACAGAATGCCTCTCTCAGTCAAGGCTATTGCCTACCCAGGTAGTGGGTAATGCACACATCATCGGCTTCACCTGGTAAATTGCCCTAAGCAGCGCCAGCTCTGCGTTGCCTTGTCCCTTGGCAAAGGCTTTCATCAGCGCTCGCCCGACGGGACATCGCTTCACAAAGATCAGTCTGGGATCGAACACTGGCACTCTCAGGTCATGCACCACAGCCTTCGTCTGCTCCCGTTCGGCCTCATTGCCAACGTGAAGAGCCAGGGTATCCACACCCGCCATTGGTATTGCGGCTTCCCACTTGTCCAGTAGATGGAATCCGGCGGGCAGCAATTCGAATCGCAAGGCCGCTGATGGATGCCAGATGAGCGTCTTGGGATAGGGCAGGGCGGTAAAGTCCCCATCGCCTATCGCCTTGTAGCTTATTCCCTGGTAGCGCAATCGTTGGGCTTGCTGTCCATTGCCACGCACTACCACCCCGCAACCTTCAAGAAGCAGAGTCGATTCGGTACTGATCGTGCGTGCCGTCCCATCCGCCAACCAAGTGCTTGCCAGATGGCCGCCAACCTGCACCCAGTCGCCTGCGTGAAAGTTGGTCATCTTGCCACGTATCTCGATGGATTTTGAGGTTTGTAGCTGAAGCCAGACTCTCCCCATACCCACTCCTGGGGCGGGAATTACCCCGCCCCTGTTGCCATCCGCAAGACCATCGGTTTTGTCAGTCGGTCACGCTATCCAGATTGGTTGTCGAGGCTGGTGGATACACTGCCTGGCCCCAAAGCTGCCCCGAGAAGATGCCCGCCGACGCCGGGGTCACCTCGACATTGAGGCAGCCGTAGACGTTGTTCACGTCGAACTCCTCGCCCCTGATCTCGATCACGGAAACGGTGTCGTTGTCCGTGGTCGCCGTCTTGGTGACGTCCTTGTTGCCGCTGTCGAATGACGCGAGTGTGCCAGTTATGCTCGTGGCTTCCTCTATGTCGATGTCCAGATCGCCGCCTATCACGCCGCAGTGGATGATGACCACAAGCCGCGTGTAGTTCTGGCAAGCCACTGCGCCAGTGTTCTGCTCGGTGGTATAGCTGGCAGGCTCGATGCTCGCCAGAAGCGCCCACCGCTCCGAAAAACGCTCCGTGTAAGACATGCTTATACCTCCGTAAGGGGGCCGGTTTCATTTCCTGCCCCCTCTGCTAGATTAGGTGCTCTTGTCTCCCAGGATCACGAAAGGACTGATCTGTGTGGTTCCATCCTGTAGTGTAAGAGCCGTCGACAGCCACGGCCTGCCGTCCACTCGGTGGACACAGCGCCATGAGGTCACATCCTCCTGGAAGCTAGGGATGTTGGAAGATTCGATGGTCGTCCGCTTCCGATCGCCGATCAGATAGAACGGCCAGTTGGCCAGAAGCACATCGCCCGCCGTTCCCTTCAGCGGGAGCTTCTCCGTCCACGTGACTGGCATACCCAAGACGGAGCCAGGGATGCCGTCACGCGCATTCGGAGCCCAGATGTAGGAAAGATTCCCAGTGGGCCCAGCAAGCTGGATCATCTCGCTCATCAGCGATTGGGTCATATGCCATATCCCCCGCCCGCCAGTGGCCAGAAACGCCTCCAGCATATTGGCTAGATCAGCGAAGCCAACTGTGTTGGTCGCGGCCCGTGCCACGGTGATAGTGCATCCCGCGCCGACCACGCCCTGCGGCTGGCCTACGCCAGTCCCCTGGAGGAATGTGAATTCCTCCTGCCAGTTGATTGCCCCGGTGAACCCCATTGGCCCCATCAGAAAAGCGGCCAAGCCCACGGCCTCGTCCTCCAGAAGCTCGTCTGAAGCCTTGGTAAAGAGGACGAGTTTGTGAGCGGTCAAAGTCGCCTGCCGGAACGTCGGATCGGTCTGCGTCTTCGACGTGGCTTCCTCAGTCCATTTGGCAATCATGCCGCCATACCAGTGAGCCTGCCCCGCTGTGGTTCCCGTCTGATCTATCACGGGAATCAGCACCTGGCGCCGGCTCATCGGGATGATGGTTGCCCGCTGACGGACCACCGTCTGCTCCGCCAGCACACCGTACAGTTCTGGGATGAACTCCTGCGGAACGAGGAAGCCGCCGCGCGCCCCTATGTTCTCGACCATCGTGGCCTTCTGTGCAAAGCCCCCCTTGACTTGGGTTCCAAGAATGGGCTGTATCACCGGCTCGCCTTGCGGCTCATCCAGATCGCGCCAAGATTTGAGCCTTAGATCGAGAGGCCCCCGATAGCGGATGTTCCCCGCGTTCGCGTTGGCCACCAGATAGTGCCCAAAGGTCTTGAACGGCCCTGAAGCTTCTTCGTCGAGCTGCCCCAGCTCCTGCTGCTTCTGCTCGACAACCACGGCCGCATACTTCGTGACTTCCTTCAGTTGTGCGGCCTGGGACATGAGCTTCTTGCCCATCTCGATCAACTGCTCGATCTTCTGCTCGTCCTCACCTGTTATCTCTGGCTTGACAAGCAATTCCTTGGCTTCGGCAAAGCACTTCTTCGCCTCAGCCTGTTTCTCCGAAATCGTCTGCATCTTGCACCTCCAATAGTGCGAGTTCTAGTTTATGTCCTAGAGTGCGCAGTCTCTGCTCCTTGGAGGTGGGTGTTGTCGGCCCGGCCTCTGTCAGTACGTCTGACTGTTCGCTCATATGGAAACGCGGCCCGCCATCGGGTGCGCTTTTCGCCCCCACTACAAATACACAATTTCCCCCAATCCATTCCGCTTGGGGCGCAAAGATTATTGCGGCTTCGCTTTCCTGATAAGCCACTCGATAGTAGGGATACTCGGGCGAATCCGCCCCGTCCCCCTTTTCTGCTCGTTCGGTCAACAAGTAGCCCTCGAATACTTCGTCTACCCACCACTTGCGAAGACCAACCACCGAAGGCTCGGATTGGGGATTGAACTGGTTATCAAAAGCGTTCCGAATGCGCGTTATGCGCTGATTCAGACTTATAACCTTGATTTCAATACTCCCTTCCCAATCCTTCTTGTGATCCTTGACCCACTTCTTGGCTCGCGCTACAGTCCACTTTTCTTTGTCGAAAAGATATGTCTGTATAGTGGTAGAGGTCTCACCCTTGAGCCGCCCTATCACCGCCTTTATCCCTTCCTTGGCGGAGATGGTGATGGTTCGGAACGAACCCTCCTCGAACAGCCCAGGGTCGCGCACCCGCACCCGGACATAGTTCTCCGTGGTCTCGACTGGCTTGCCCTCGGACGGCTCTGCCTTGGCACTCACCGTTTGCGTCCCCGGCACCATTCCCCAGAGAACAGGCCCCAGCTCGTAGAGTTTGACCGTGCGCAGATTCCTGACGGTGACATCCTGGCCGTCAGTGCCTTTGATGGTCTCGTGGTCGTAGTCCAGGGCGTCATAACCGTATGACCATTCATCCACCACGCCCTCACGAAGGCGGATGAACGCTCCCTTGCCTTCTGGCGTGTCCATGAGGAACTGGACGCGGGCATAGGCCCCACCCGTAGCCTGGGGATGTTCCTGGAGTACCCCCCGGGGCAATGCTTCCCTGGACAGCTCGCGCAATTCCAGCGGCTTCCCCAGGACGCGCATGATGCTATCCCGCCGGTGCATATCCAGGACTTTCACCTTCTGCCCCCGCTCGGCGAAGGTCTTGGC